TCGTACAAGTAACCGAGAGCCATAGTGAGTGCGAAGCTAACCTGAGTAGTACCCTGAGCAGCAGCTGCCTTGAGGCATGCTACCTGATCAGACTCAGCAGTGCCAGTTGCAGCACCATTATCAGGTTGGATTGCAGTACCGTCATCAATCAGACCTGAAGCATCAGTTGCCGCCAATCCGACTGCAAGAGTCGCACTGTTGGCAAGAGTCGCACTAGCCGCAATCATCCCACCCAAGATACGAGCCCCTTTCGGGATCCTCGCAACTGCGAAAGACGTACCAGACGCCTGAGATGCCAGTGTAAGAGTCCAATTTGCTGTTCGAACACGTCCCTCATAAACGTTCGGCTTCATGGGCGCATAGAGGGGAGCGCGTCCAGCCGTGATTTCATCACTGTATGCCGTGATTGTTGTTGCAGCCATAACTTAATTTTACCAGTTTGTTGTTACCTAATCACGCATTAGGCCGCGGTAGATTCATCACACAGAACCTTGATGACCTTATCCTCCCACATGCGTGCAGCTCCAAAGGAACCACACACATAGACTTGGATACTGTTCCTCTTGTCCCGTCGTGGTCCCACATCAACCACAACTTCCATGCCAGAACTAAACAAGAGTCCCTCACGCTCAAAGATGAGTACGGACCTTGTGGTTCCAGACACAGGTAGACGATTAGACTTGACGAACCTGAATCCCATCCAAGTGTCAATATCACCATTCACCAGTGCCTTGATGCTATTGTAGTCAGAACTCTGCACCTGAGTAGTTCCGAGAAGACCAAAGATCTGAGAAGGATCCAGAACACACACCAGATCATACTGACCCTCAGTGGTCGCCTCAGCTTTATCCATCAGGTAACGAGCGCGTCGAAGTTTCGTAGTAGTCAGGTTACTATTCGCAGGAGATCCTGACTCAACGTAGTTCACAGCAAGTGTCTGACTAGACGGAAGAGTCACAGTAGTGGCTCCCGTCTTTCCGGTGTATGCCGTTCCGAATGCGGCCTCGATAAGGACGTCATCCATCTTACGACCTAAGGCCGCAACGGCATTGACTGTGTATGAAGATGATGGATCCGCAAGCATTCGCAACTTATCCTTGCGGTCAATCATGTCCGCCCAGTCGAAGTCACGAAGACCTACGCGTCTCCGATCATGTGGTGTGCTAATCAGTGGGGTATCACCATGTCGGGTAGTTACCTCAACTGCATCCGTCGGTCCGACGCGGTCAAAAAAGTCAAATTCAGCTGTCTGCGTCTCTTTCCGGCAATATGGCCGGATGCGAGAACCCATCTGCTGATACTTGACCTCAATGTTCCGCTTGTAGGTTTGGACCAGGGCCTTATCAATCTCAAAGGACATACAAGTTTCTCCGAAATGTTACATTATCACAGTCGGCAGGGTTGCCCCAAATAGGATCCGCCCACACGTGGCTGACTTTCCAGGTGGCCAACTGGATCTACGTACTTTCGGCACGAGATTGCCCAGTAATTCAACTGTATGTCGTCTGGTCCTGTCTGTAAACAGGATAATTACTACCCCGTAATTTTTCCAGGATAAGCGAGTTTATGAAGTCGCTCCCACTTTTCCAGGGCAACATTATGCCCAGGATGTTCCCTAGAATTAAGAGCTTGTTGAAATTCAGTATCCATGACGAGTGACTCAATCTCAGCCATTGCTTGAGTACCATCCCTGACAAACAGGGATTGACCGGTTCCATCTCTAGCACGATCCTCCATCATAGCCTCTCCGATACTTGAGAGTAGGGATATCAATTTGGGGTCGTTTGACAATCCCCTCTCATCAAAGTACTTAATGAGTTCATCGTTATCTCCCCCAAATTTATCGATAACTGATCGTGCAAGATCGACACGTGCGTCAAACTTGTCACCATACTTGGTGCGTAACTCAGAAATTGCCTGATCCATCTTCTGTGCCTGCTGGTCACGATCTCCCTTAACACCTTCATTAAGGACTCCTGCATAGAACTCAATCATCTGATCAGCCTGCTTACCAGAAAGACCCATTTTGTGAAATTGCTCAAATGCCTTACTCAACTTCGCATCATCAAGCTTGATCCCTTCCTCAAGTTTGAGATTCTCAGGCTTTTTATAGCCATTTGGCGCCTCAGGTCTTCCTAGACGATTCCAAAGAGTTGCCCAATCTTGATCCTTCCAATCTGCACGTGGAGCTGGTATCTTATCTTGTCCCACGAGTTTCTGTGCATGTACATAACTCTTTGCAAGAGTAGGTATATCACTTATATTCTTCAGGGATGGGTCATCACGAATCGAGGAATCAAGTGTAGATCTCCAATCCGCAGATTCTCCACCACTTCCACCACTTCCACCACTTCCATCACTTCCATCACTAACTGCCATCAGTACCGATGTTCCGATCTTCATTCAATGTATTCCTGATTACTTGTTGTAGTTCTCCGTCGTTCTTATAGACTTTCCTGAGGATAGACAGAGCAAGTCTTCTCTGTCCCTCTCTCAAGATAGTCTCATGAGGGTCTCCCCTCACGAAAGTGCACTTCAGGATATAGCCAGAATCAACTATATCTCTCAAAACATCTTGTCCCTGTGGTGATTCGAACACCGACCTGTATGATTCCCTGACCTGTGTCCTCCTAGTCAGGGTATTACGTATCCACTTAATCATAGAATTGAACCGATATCAGGAACTTTGGCTCTCGCATCAGCCACATTCTTCATGGCCTTAGTAGCAGGTTCAGCGACTGCAGCCGCCTGTGCCACCATCTCCTTATCCTTGCGCTCGTTCCTAATCTGATCAATTTCCTGAGATGTCCTGAGAACCATGCGTGAAACTCCACGATACTCAGCAAGTTTCTTGGAGTACTTGTCCCAGTTGATAACATCGAGAACATCCGGAGCCACTTGAGCTAGGGGTATTACCTCTTGAGTGAATCGTCCCATATCATTGGCTTTGGACGCAAGTTGCGCTCGTGCAGCCGGAGACACGTACTGAACTAACAGTTTACGTCTCTGCAGTCCTGATGGAGCTTGAGGAAACATTCTCCGCTCATTCATGAGCATATAACTACGCTCAATCATCGGTCCAAGCTGTTCCATCTGCAATCTCCCGAGCATTGGAGCGAGGAGGGCCAACTTCTCACTGCGTCGATCATTCACCTCGAGTGCAGTCATCTCCTTATTGTCCTTCTCCATGCGTAACCAGTCAGAGTGAAAGCACGTCTTGATATGCCCCCTCTTCTGCTCCATCTTGTCCTCAGCCCACGGTAGATTCCTGGCAATCTCTAGAGCTTGTACCTCTGGTGCATCAGGTTCCTTGTAGATGATGGATGATGGACTCGTGTCAATAGGCATGATGAACCCCTCACTCGGCAGGATGAGGGGAGGATCAGTCGCCTTCTGACCAGCCTTGAGAGTAGTAAACTCCATCGAGTTCAACATCCGTATATCCGCTATGCACGTGTGTGCTGGCCCCCTGCCATACCTCTCATCGGCGAGTTTAGACCATCGTGCCACGTGGTATGGAAGTGCGTCATACCCCGAGATACTGAGTATCTCCTTAGAGTCTCTAATCACGTAATATGACGCAAGTCTCTTGTTAGTAGGATTTGCGCGAGTAACATCCCTGTCAGTTCGGGGACAGACGATGTGGAGGACCTCATACACCCTGTCCGGACGATCCTTGCCCCTATTCGTAGTATATCCGAATTCTTGCTCAATCTGTCTCACAGACATCATGCAAGACCTTGTGACAGTGTCGACCTGTCCTTGCGAATTCTCAGCCACATAGCAAGCGGCCACTGGATATGTCCTGAAGGAGAGTCCGCGTATCATTGGGTCCCACGACTGATAGATGTAGGACATTCCATAGGCCGACACGTCCAAATCAGCCTCATGGATCATCGTATTGAATCCTGACCCAGTGAGCGAGTACATGGACATGATCATATCACTCACGATCTCAAGCCACGCGAGTGATTCCTCGTCCAACTCGGTGACCCCAGGAGATGGCACCACACCCACGGTGAACCATCGATCATTTGGGTTCGTCAGGTATGATACTAGACCAGAGGCAAGTTGTTCACATGCTTCAGGAGCAGTAGAATCTAGAACAAAATCTGACTGTCCAGTCCTTCCGGGAACATTGGAAGCATTAAAGTTTGAAGATCCCGTCCGTACCAAATCATGAATATCCTGCCAATCCCTCTCATGACCAGTACGATCATTCTTCATCCTTTGGTGCTTATCAATCAGTCGGATTACTAGATCCTTGTCCATCATGTTAATATCCTCCCAACAAAGATCCTCGTGGTTGTTTCTCAATCGACTTACGTCCTCCAAGGATGGAGTTACTGAAACTTCCTCCTAAGCGACGTTGTCTCTGAGCTCGATAAGCAAGCGCGGCATTATCTGCCGCGTCTGTCGGACTGGGTGGTGGAACACTTGCAGGAGGTGTCGGACCCCCGCCCTTATACAAGCACATATCGATCATATCCCATACTCTTTCTTTTCGTACCGTTTAAGTAGTTCGAGAACATGTTCCCGAGCCACGATTTTCAGATGTCCCCGTCTCTCATATGAGAATAGGGGTAACTTGAATGGCTCAATATTAAGACACTCCACAGGGTATCCTGCCACAAGGTAAATGTGCCAGCAATCTGGGTCATTACTCCACGAAGTATATCGTGGATCCGTAATCTCATGTGAAGGTGCCTTAGAGTAAACCATACGGGCCATGATAAAGCAGATTGGTGTCGAAAACACGACACCATTCCTAAAGTGCAACTCAAGATCTTCGCGAAAAGTTCTTGGGCACCATTCTTTATCATAGACCTCTTGAGCCCTATCATAAGGAGACTTATATGTCATCTCAGCACCCATGTAAACAACATAATTCCTCAGATCAATAATTTTCCTGATTTCTCCATGGGTGCATGTAGTCATGTCGATCAGTCGCCTTATTCTGCATCTTCCCACCGCCAGACCTATCTCCCCTCTTACGACCCCACGCAAACGACCTGAGAGCATCTGCAGGATGACTTGCCCAATCATGTACGGGACTGGAATTAAACGTCTTATTGTTCTCGTTCCACTCCTTCCTATATGACTTGAGCGCCTGTACGCCATGATCGCACTTATCTTCATCGATCCAGCACATTGGGAGAAGCATGCGGACTGCCTCAATCCCATCTGCGACCTCATGCTTCTTCACCACAGTAAACCGTATACCCATCTCCTTGGCAACTTCCAAACGAGATTTCCCAGTGCCCATCTCTCTCACCGTGATATCATGTGGAGCATAGTGCTTCCCATATAGAAAATCCCCCATGTACTCGTGTCCCTCCTCCTGACCATTGAGGACTCTTGCATAGTGGCCCAGACCCTCTCCTGAATTCTTGTAAAAGTCTATGATCCTGACTTCATGCCCATAGCTCTGGATGAACCATATTGCAGTACAGTCATCCATTCCCAGATCCCACGCAGTATCTACTGGAAGTGCAGGATCCCATGGAACTTTCGTGATCCTCTTCTGATCATCAAGTCTAGACATCTGACTCCCGAAATATGCTCCAACAAGTGGGGCCTCAAACGAGCAGAAGAACTCCTGCTGAATCATTGCCTCTTCCATACCCGCATCTCGCTCATCCTGAATGGCTGCGTCACTGATTACTGGCGTACCATCTTCCTTCTTTGTCCCATTGTCACCAGCAACTAGAACCTCACAGAACCACTTACGATTCTTCATGGCCATCTCCTTCATTCTATAGCCATGGTTCTTTCCGCGAGCCGTAAAGATAAATAGTGCCCATCCGCCATTCTCCGCTAAGATTGGCCTGAGATAGTTCCACGCGCCGGGATCCTGGAGACTATACTCACTAAATATGCATCCGACTGGATTCGTACCCACCAAGCTGTCAATATCATCCGTACCCACGACCTGGTATCTTGATCCATTCCTGAATGAGACTGACATCTCAGTCTTATTTTTCTCAGTTACCAATCGTGGATGAAAATGATCTATGAATCTTCGACCAGTACGAGTGAACCCATTCCACACAATGGCACGACCCTGTTTATATGTAGGTAGCAGGTGCCAGTATGTTCCCACCCTCTGCAGATGCTTCATGCCAACTAGATTTATTCCCAACAAGTCCTTTCCTGCTCTGCGGTGCCATACTGCACATCCCCTTAGTCCCTCTATATTTGGCTCAAAGTAACTCCAGCAGTTTAATTGATAATTACGAGGAGACCACTCATATGGAATAATAATCTCACTCATGAAGTTACCTCAGCTTCTATTATAGGTTCACTCACTTTGACTTGTTCTATTGTCTTATTGTCCCTGAACGAAACAACCTTGATTGTGATGTTGTGGTCCACTTGTCCCTGAACTTCTAGCGACTTCATCTTGGGCATACGATACTGGATCAATTCTGACCATATCTTTATCCTCTCCCCATTAGGTAAGACGAACTGCCCCATAGCATCTCTTTCAGTTGCTAGTTTAATCAGTTCTTCTGCTGGTTCTACTCCATACTTGTTACACAGCTCATCGATAATTCCCCGCATTTTTGCTGGAGACGTACTCTTCTCTGCTTTTGCTAACTTGGCTCTAAGCTCCTCTATTTCTGTGTCACGCTCCTCGATCGTCTTCTGTGCATTTGACATTCCGACTACTGTTTCCTTATGCGCTCCAGCCTCGATCAGGGACTGTCGCATCAGGATTTCACTAGTAGTGATGATTTTCGATTTTCCCATGTAAGTCAGGGTTTACCCTATAGAACATAATTTAAGAAAGTGCATATGCAAACTTGAAAATTTTATGCTCGCGCGACAGAATCGAGCTTGTTATTAGGTATTATTAAGCAGTTATTAGTCTCCTAATATGCTATA